TGATTTAAATACCACATAGCCTTGTCTATATCCTGCTTGGGGTTGCCCTTGTACTGATAACGCCACAGGTACTTTAGGACATTGCCTTTTAGATAACCTCTGTAAGACTCAGAAGACATAGACTCTTCTATTGCCATTATACATTCTATGTTGCCTGTGTTGTAGTGCGAAGGTCTGTTAATTAAATCTTCTTTTTCTTCCTGCTCTTGAGCTACTAGCTTTTTATAGACTTCTGAATATGTCTTATCGTCATCCCAATCAAGCTCAGTAGTGCAATCATCTAAGCTAATCTCTGCTGCCTCTTCCTCCGCAGGTGTTGCCCAAGCTTCTAATCCTACGTGAGCTAGCTCCTGCCATGCTGCTTGTCTCCCCTTCTCTGTCTCCATGTCGTAAGCGGCTGCACTTTTTCTTGCTACTCTGTCCCACATGCTAGGTGTTGCGTCATTCAATCTGGTCATCTTGCTCAAACTCCTCTGCTAGTTTGTCAAAGTTTTTAATTATCCTATCCTCAAAAGCATCCACTAGGTCTGACGTACTGATTGACAACATCTCACATATCAACTCCTCATCTAGCGTAGCGATCACTTGTTCTTTAAGTTCCTCTAAGGTTAGTGGCATGGTAGCTTCTTCCCTTTAATGTACTTGGTCATTTCCTTTGAAGTGTCTATAGTGTAATGCTTAAAGCCTTCCTTAACACACCACTCCCCCATTGTTAGCTTACCACCTTTGCGTACTTTCTTGCTAGGGTTTGATAGGACAAAGATTATCTCCCACTCAGGCATGGAGTCTCTGATTGCCTTGTACTTCTGTGTATCACCTACTCTGAAGAAGCCCTTGCACTCTATCAGTATTGCCTTGTCTTCGTGTACGAAGTCCGGTAGATACGTCCTGTGTGTGGTGTAGGGCAGACCGTAAGGTTCAAACAAGTACTGCCCGTCTAGCTTCTCTGATAACTTCTTCTCTAACCCTGATCTAAAAGCCTGTTTCATCGAAAGTAATCTCCCTTACTTTTGGCTCGTTGACTACGGTACATAAATACTTTGGCCCGTATGCGTAGTTGAAGACTCTTAAATCTGGGTAGCAATGGTCTTTGAATTGACAGTACGAGCAACCAATAGCAAGCTTTAAGTTTCCTGACTTGCCGTCCGGTACGGGTTGATAACACAGCGCGTCCGGTTCTAGCTGCTCTACTAGCTTTTTTACATGGGCCACCCTCTCAGTAATGGGTTGTTTTAATATGTCATACACTGGTGCTTCTGTGTCATTTAGGTCATACTTAAGGTAGGTCAGGTGTCCGTTTGCCTTGTCCATTGCTAACCAACCGAACTCTGTTGCACCCTCTGAGTAAGCGTATGCTTTGATCTGATCAATGTAACCGAACGGATCATCAAAGGCTAACGTACCTTCCTTAAACTTCTTAAACCCAAAGCTACTGGCTGACTTAACGTCCGTAACAACACCGTCAATCTTACAGTCCATGTGTCCTACGATACCGTCTACCTTGCACACCTTCTGTTCGTCAGTCACACTGTGTCCTGCCATACGTGTGAGGAACAACAACATCTCTTCAATCAAGTGACCATACATAAACTTAACGTAGGTGTGTGGCTGTAACTCTTCACCGTCTGTACCGTTAAAGTGATTCCACAAGTACTTGTCGGTACGGCCGATGTTACTGAGGCGTAGCCTCCGGTTATCCTCTCGCTTCTTCCGACCAAACTCTGTACGCATGAGAGCCTTGACTCCTTCCCCGAACCTCTCTATCTCTGCCTCTACGTCTACTGATGGGTCAGCGTCCTTGCTTTCCATCAGTGCATAGATATCGGCAACCACGTTATCCGTTGTCTTGTCCATTTAAAACCTCTACCGCTTGGCTAGGTGTACAAAGGAACCACTCGTTCCTTCTCTCATACTGCTGTTCCAACAGTCTGTGTGCTTCAGCTTCAGACTTCCTTCTATTGTCTGTAGTATAACTATAGTATAACACATAATCTCTGAAAGGGGAAGAGGTTTGGTAACTCTTTAGCCTGTCCTGTGCATCAATAGCCATGCCCACCTTAACCCAACCGCCCCAAGCTACGTTAGCTATCACATACACGAAGCCTTCGGTTACTTGGTCATAAACATCTTTGGTTTTAAGCCCGAAAAGTTTAGCCAGTAGACTAGGTGATCTGTTGCCTCTCTTAATGCTGTTCTCTGTCCTGCGTATCTCGTAACAAGGTTTACACTTGTAGTGATACTTCATTACAAAGGAAGGCCACCAGTTATCTTTTGTCAAAGGTACAGCGCAGCTTATACAAGTCTTATCAGTGGGTATCTGCCCAACTATTGCCAACTTTGTAGTCGCCTGCGAGGGGACAGTTGAGGTTGTAAAAAGTTCCTGCTGCTTGGATGCAACTAGTAGCGAGTCTTCCGAAAACCTCTGCTTTCTCTTGTCTGACTTCTGTCTGGATTTCATCGTGAATGTTTCCTATAAAGTTATAGTCAATGCCCCATATCGTAGCGTACTCCTCCAACAAACACAGTGCTTTCTTCATAACGATTGCACCTGCTGATTGGAGGAGGCTATTCAATGCCGCGTGTTCTGATCGTATGGACACCCTTCTCCTATCCAGTCCATAAACATAGCCTCTTGAAGCCGCCAGTCCAACTCGTTCTCGTAGCTTTCCAAGAGCAGGCGTGTTCGATAGGAATGCAGCTTTAAGTCTTGTACCATCACGCCTAGTTCCTCCAACGATGCTTCCGATCTTGGCATCTCCGGCCCCATAAAGGAAAGCGTAGATGAAAGTCTTAGCTTGATCTCTAGTGTCAAGGCCCGCAGCCAACTGATTTGCTGTGTGTATATCTCCCGTGAGTATTTCATTAGTGTATACCTCGTCATTCATGTAGTGTGCTAACATTCTAAGCTCAAGCCCTGAAGCATCCATACCTACTAGCTTGTAACCCTCTGGTACTGTCCACACATCACGACACTGCTTGCCGTAGGGTGCTTTGCATGCCGGTACCTGCCCCATGTTGGGACTAGAGTGTGTCATGCGTCCCGTTACAGCACCGTTAGGATTGACGTACCCATGTACTCTACCATCATCTTTGACTGCATCTAACCAACTCTGTACCTGCGCGATACGCTTTTGGATCATCAGGTACTCGCCTATAAGTGTAGCCTCTGGTATTCCTTTCACTTCCTTCAGCACCGCCTCGTCTACGATGGCCTGTCCTGTCTCAGTGAATGTCTTAGGTTTCCAACCGAAGTACTCTAGGTGTCTGCCTATCTGCTGTCGTGAGCCTAGGTTAAACACGGGCCAATCAATGCGGCTGAATGGTGCCTGCGCTGTGACCCAGTGATCGCCTAGGAACTTGAGTCCGACGATAGAGAACGTACCATCTTTCTTAATCTTCGGTGTAACTTGTTTGATAAATGTCGGTAGTGGTGTAAAAGTTTCATGTACCTTGTCTTCAAGCTCATACTTCTTCTCCTTCAGTTCCGCTAATAATATGAATGACTTCTCTTGATCTAAAAGCCAACCTTTTTTGATCTGAGTATTAATAATATTCTGTACTTGATGCTCAAGTTCAATGCTTTCACTTCCAAAATCTGCAAGCTCAAGAAGTAACCTCTTGTACACCAACACATTAACCCTAACGTCTTGCTTACAATACTCCACCATCTCTCTTGAATACGTAGTAAAATCATTGAAGTCTCCCTTGGGTTGCCCCAGTGTGTCGCCCCATTTCTCCAGTGAGTGTCCACCTTCGCGTGATGGGTTGGCTAATCTTGACATGACTAGAGTGTCGGTGATCTTACACTTGCTAAAGTCTGCACCCAACAGTTTCTCTAATACAGGTATGTCATAACCTATGATGTTGTGTCCTATCAGTTCGCATTCTCCCTCTGCATCTAACCACTCCTGAAACCTACCTCTCTTGAGACACTCCTGATGTATCTCGTAAATGTTATCATCATTCTTTATCTCATGGATGCATACACAAAATACTGTGTCTGGGTTAAACCCATTGGCTTCTATGTCAAACACAAACTGTCTCATTTTAGAACTCCGCTTCATCACCTGTTGGACAACTGGTTTCTATCATTCGACCAGACTCCTTATCATAATACAGGTAACAGGCAGGCCCTGTCAACCCCACGAACCTATTTTTTAACACACGGACACAGGTTGTGTTGCGTGTAGTAGGGTCAGCATGTTGTTGGTCACGCTCTAAACCAATAACAATATCACTAAGCTGTGCGATTGCGGCACTGCCTCGTAGCTCCCCTAGGCTGATCTTACCACCATCTTCATGCGCCTTAGAGCCGCTAGGTCTGCGTAGGTGTGACACTAGGAATAGCCCTACACCTGTCTCCTGAACTATCTTCCTAAGATTTGTCATAATACTGTCAATAGCTTTACGCTCATCGCCATTTTCCTGATCGCTCACCACAATACTAAGGTGATCTAGGATGATCCACTTGCAGTCCAGACCTTTAGCCATGTATCGTATACGGCCTAACAGATCGTCCTCGCTTGTGCTACCCCAATGATCTAGCAAATGTACCTTATCTAAACCAAACGTCCTTTCCCAATAACCACGCTCTTCCTCTATTGATACCCCTGCTCGTACCTCTGGTACGTGAAGTAGCTTGTTAGCCTCCATAGACATAATACCTAACGTAGTCTTAGGTATGTCTTCCTCCAGTGCTAGGATGCCAATGTTGTCTTCCGTGTTCTTCAATAAATAATACTCAAGCTCTCGCATGATCTGACTCTTACCCATGCCTGACCCTGATGTGATGGTCACTAACTCCTGCGGTCTAAAGCCGTAGGTAAAAGCATTCAAGCATTCCCAAGGATAGGGTATGGACTTGACATCCCTCTTCTCTTGAAGTAAATCCCATGTGTCTAAACCTGAGACAATACCGTCAGGTCTAAACGCCTTGGCATTCCACCACTCCTTTACAAAGTCAGACACCTTACGAGCCACAAGCATATCACCCGCATCCTTCATAGGCAGCGTGACGTTCTTGGCCTTGTTGGGGGTGAACAGATTAAGCACTGACTTAGCACTCTCCTGCCCTGCCTTGTCATTGTCAAAGCAGATGACTACGTGGTCAAAGGTCTCTAGCCATTCGAGACTGGCTTTGATGTCTTTGGCTGCTCCTGCTGCTCCTGATCTGATGCTGACTGCGGGCCACTTCCCGTCAAACATTTCGTTGACAGCCATTGCGTCTGCCTCGCCTTCCGTGACCGTGATGTACTTGCCGCCTGACTTGAACGCCTGTTGGCCGAAGAGACCTGCATTATCAAAACCTCCTGTCGCATAGAATTGTTTGTTCTGTACTATCCGCACCTTTGTGCCTGTCGCTGTGCCTGTGTCCTTGTCGAAGTAGGGATAGTGATGCTTGGTTATCTGACCATCCGTCCCGTACTCCACGGTTACACCATAACGCTTGGCTGTCTCTTGGTTGATACGCCTGTCGGGTATCGCTGCTACTACTCCGGTCATCTCTAAAAGCCTCGTTGGTTTACGTTGTACTGCTTGGCCTATCTGACCCTTGCCGTGTTCGTAATGGTTGCAGCCCCCAGAGAAGCAGACTGCATGTCCATCACTATAACGAGCCAGATTGTCCGATGAGCCACACGAAGGGCATGCCTCATGTTGGACGAATGTTGACTCTACTGACATCAGAAGTCCTCGCCTGCTTCCTGCTCTGCCAATTCCAAGACCTTGATCTTGTTGAGGTACGTACCTGTACCGTGAACAGGGTGTGGTGGGCCTTCCTGCCACAATAACCTGACCTTAGAGCCTCGACCTATGAGTCCTTTAAAGGGCTGACCGTCTTTGTCTACAACTCCAATGTCGTACTTGCTACTGAACTTGCGTTGTTTAGTGCCTTCATACTCGCGCATCTTAACACCAAGACCTGCTAACTGGTCTGCTGTGGTGTCATCTAGGCTAATGACAACTGAGTACTTGCCTGTGGATTGACCCTGATACATCTCGTGGGTGTATAGATTCTCAAACGCTATTATGCCTTCTACTACTGCCATTGGTATTGCCTCTTTGCTTAAAGTTATGACACTGCTGTGCCGCTTTGGTACTACTTAAGTATACTTTAATTATAATCTTTAATGATAATTCTTAAAGCATTTCCCCTTGATTACCTGAATATTATACTAGTGTTCGACAAGTGTGTCAAGCTCTTTAGTAAATAAACCTGTATAAAGATGTTTAAACTCTGAACTAGCGTCCTCTATAGCGTCATTGCTGTGGCTATAGCATACATTGCACAGGTCAACATGGTGTCCTGTTAGCTTGTCAATACGCTTAAGCTCGTACTCCCCTAGTATAACGTCACACGCTTTGCATCTGCTCATTTTAGAATACCTCGTTGTAATTGTCTGTTTTGCCGAAGGCGGCTATGTACTGCTGTCTCATAATGTTTATGTCCTGACTATAGTACTCCTCTCGCACTTGCTTTGCAACCCTAAACTTTACCTCGCTCAAGGTCATGCAGTACAGGTCATGCGCGACTAGCTCCTCGCACATCTCTAAAGCTGTCGGTTCTATCCAATCGTTAGGCTCATGCTCGTAGCCTATCAGGTTCTCTTTGATTCTACTCATCGTCCTCGCTCCTTTGGTGCATTGTCGGTGTCGTATCTTCCATTGTCATAGCCATGTGCGCTATCCACAAGGGTGTGGCTACTATCACTATAGCACACAGTGCCAAAAATATAACCCAACCCATTATATTTCTACCTCGTCATATACACGCCCGAAACTAATCAGGATAAAGGGGAGGTATAGTAACACACCAACAAATGGCATTGCAACTGTCTCCTCTGTGTCTGTATTGTAACACCAGACTGCTCGACTGTCAGCTAGCTCCAGATATATACCGCATCCGTTTACAAACTCAACGCCTAGCGTCCTGCCTAAAATATTCATGCCCTGCTCCTCTCTTTAACAAAAATACCATCGACCATTTGGCCCTTGCGTTCCTTGATCTCGTCATAAGCATGCGCCATGCAGTCATGCAGTGTCAAGTTATTTCTATGGGCAATGTTGATTAATACCACCATGATATCGCCTAGGTCATCTATGGGCGTTAGATCGCCATCTAGGGACAGCCTGAGTTCCTCTACCTCCTCCAGTAGCTTATCGAATTGTTTTATATCGCTCGACCCTTCGATAAGGTTGCGGTTAATGTGCCACTGCCCTATATGGTACTCTAGTAGTGACATACTCGCCATGTTGCTATTCAGGTCTAACATTGTAACCTCTCCTCTCCTTTGTTCTAATGTCATGCTTTATACCTCTCGATTGCGGGGTACTCCCGCTGTAAATATAGCCAATACTCTTTGCGTTGTTTGACTCTGATTTTTTCCAATATCTCCGCTAGCTCTTCATCGTCCACTGGCTCATAATCATCGGAGTCATCTTCCTCCTCTACAATGTCATGATTCCAGTGTTCGTCACCGTGGAGCCAATCTTCACATGATCCATTCCAACCTATAGCCATTTTATATACCTCCATTCTGTTGTAAGTGACCGATAATATACCCTATTGCAAAGCCAATTGCAAAGCCTATTGTGATCCATTTGGTGTAAAAGACTATCAACTGTTTCACTATGCTACCTCCTTTTTTGGATAGCCCAGAGCTTCACGTGTATATCTATCGCTATGCTCTGGGTATTCTGCGCGTACCTGTCGCAGCATCTTACGCCACGGCTGTGCGGACTTATGTCCGTCCTGTCTATAAGCGCTTCTATACATTCTTGATAATTTAGAAAGTGTTTCCCTATATCCTTCGTAACTTACTTTCATTATGCTACCTCGCTATAGTCTGAATCACATTCGCTAGCTGACGTAAGCAGGCAATCTATACGCCGTTGATCTACTCTGGTATGCTCGCAACCACTGAGCCATTTGTTGACATGTTTAGTGGTTGTCTGGCTATAGTGCTGATTAGTTATAACCAAAGACCCATCCGTCAAACGTGCAGCCACTGGTGTCTCGTAGCTAAAAAATACCTGTGCAAACCCTAGGTCTAGCTCTGTCATGTTACTACCTTTTTGATAAAGTTTCATCTTGTGTCGCCTCTTGGTTTAGTTAATTGATTCTAGTATGACCATCTTACTCCGATGATCATAGTGGAGTCAACTAATCGTCAAATCCTAATAAATCTAGTAAATCCTCTAGCTCCTCTTCTCTTTGGGCCTCATCTTGCTCTGCGATTGTGTCATCTATCATCTTGCTAATTTCGTCTTGTGTCATTGTTAATCTCTCCAGTCTGGTGTAATTGTGTCGATAGTATAGCCTAGCTGTTCGATTAAAACCAGTGCATCCGCTGTTAATGTCCTAGTGCCTGCTATCTTTGCAAAGGTCTCTGCGTTATTACAGGCGGGATAGATGACCTTGCGGCCATAGCTGTGCTTAATCTCAATTAGTATTGATTTCATTGTGTAGCCCCTAGTTCTCTAGTAAATTTACAAGTATATAGCTATAGAATATCATCATGACGGCCATGACAGCCGCGAGCCATGCGATGCCGCCCAAAAACCCTACGGTAAAGCCCACCACTGATATCAATATAAGCATCACTAATAGCAGTACAAGTACAGTATTCATATTATTAAACCCTTTTAATTACAATGGACAGATAAGCAAAATGCTCAGGGCTGTTGAGGTATTCTAACCAATCCTCCGCGTCCTTATATATATCGAAAGTTCGGTATGCCGCTGTCTCGCCATCCGCGCATGTCCATGTCACTATAAACTCTTGGTTAGTAATCATAGCATCAGTTCCTCTTCTTGGGTTTGCAGGTCGCATTCATTAATTGCATCGAACACCTCGACCCACTCATCTATTAAGCCGTCATTGGCTAATAGTATCGCATAATCTCTATACTTTTTTGGTAACTCTAAAACTTCGATAGGCATATCTTCTATAAGTAATGTCATTGTTATATCCTCTGTCTCTGTGTGTATGCCGCTATTCTATAGACTTGTGCGCTATTGTCTAATGATTTAAACGCATGACCTAAGATAACTGTATGCATTCTGTGCATGACCCTACTACCTACCTTATATACCAATTCGCAACCAGTGCGTCAGCCTTTTATTATCATGTGTGTCTACCTGTGTCAACCTGTGTATGCATACAGTGAGGGATGCAGGTGTATGCTATAGTACCATACGGCACACATGCACACACCTTGTGTATAACTTGTGTATGCCTTATGTATGCTTTATGTATAGGCTGTGTGTATCCTGTGGCTATCATGTGGGTAACCTGTGCAAAACCTGTGGATAAAAAGGTACACGGGGGGGGGCCAAAAGTTTGCTCACGTGTTATCAGTACCCGCTGACATACAAAAAAGAGGGAAAATAGGCTTGACAACAGTATCCATGTGTGTACCTGTAAGTCTTTGATCTACCTGTGGTTCTGTGGTCAAGGCCCTTATGTATACAGGGGTGTACTAAAGGACATAAGTATTGACACAAGTATGACACTAGTTAGGTAGGTTATTTAGGGGGCTTTAGTAAATAGTTCTTGACTTTTACTTTGATATATGATATAATATATAGTATATTAAGACATAAAGATAACCAATCGCCTTATAGGTACTACAGTAAAGCTTTAAAGATTATAATTAAAGATATAATTAAAGTATCTCCTAAAGCATACTTAAGTATACATAAGATAACTAAGGGGTATGCTTTGAGCAGTACTAAAGAAATAGATAAGCCTAAGAAGGGCAGACCAAAGAAGTCAACAGTTGTGTCAAAATCCAAGGGTAGCCGCAAGGCCCTAGGCAGACCCAAGGGTGATGCGGCTATCATTAATGATTACAAGGCTAGAATGCTAGCATCTCCTAAGAGTAGGAAGGTGTTGGATAGTATATTGTCAGCAGCCTTGGACGATGATCATAAGAACCAAGCAGCGGCTTGGAAGCTTTGTATGGATAGATTACTACCCGTCAGCTACTTTGAGAAAGACAGAGACTCTGGAGGTAAGAGTGCCATCAATATATCCATTACTGGAGTTGGTGGCGAGACTACTGTCATCTCTGGTGGTGCGGAACCCATTGAAGGGGAATACACAGATGCATAACATTAACAACGATTTAGATTACTTCACTAGAGAAGAGTTTGCCTGTCAGTACACAGGCGACAATGAGATCAGTGATGATTTACTATTGAAGTTAGATATGTTAAGAGCAAAGTGTCAGTTCCCCTTCGTTATCACTAGTGGCTTCAGATCAGAAGACCACCCAATCGAACGTAAGAAGGAGAAAGCAGGAACCCATGCCCAAGGAATCGCAGCGGATATTAAAGTTAGCAATGGAATACAGCGGTACAAGATTGTTGAAGAGGCCATTAAAATGGGCTTTACAGGAATTGGAATTGCTAGTAGCTTTGTGCATGTTGACATCCGCAGTATTGACGGTAATGAGTCTCCTGTAATGTGGTGCTATTAGTTTGGCTGATTTAAAGGTTGAGCTACTCCCGTGGCAGCAAGAAGTCTACGAAGACACTACAAGATTTAAAGTTATAGCCGCAGGCAGACGTACAGGCAAGTCTCGTCTAGCTGCTTGGGCTTTAATACTAAACTGTTTGTCAGCCAAGAAGGGCCAAGTGTTCTACGTTGCTCCTACACAGGGGCAGGCTAGGGACATTATGTGGCAGATGTTACTTGAGCTAGGTCATGGTGTCATAGCCTCTAGCCACGTTAACAACCTACAGATCAAGTTCATCAATGGTGCGCTGTTAACCCTCAAGGGTGCAGATAGACCTGAGACTATGCGTGGTGTTAGTCTAAAGTACTTGGTGATGGACGAGTATGCCGACATGAAGCCAGAGGTGTGGGAACAGATACTACGCCCTGCTCTTGCGGATCAGAAGGGTGAGTCTATGTTCATTGGTACGCCAATGGGACGTAATCACTTCTATGACTTGTTTACATACGCTAGTGTATCCGATGATGATGATTGGGCAGGTTATCACTTTACTAGCTTCGACAACCCATTACTAGACCCAGAAGAGATACGGGCTGCTGAGAAATCAATGTCAGCTTTTAGCTTTCGTCAGGAGTTCATGGCCTCGTTTGAAGCTCACGGCAGTGAGTTGTTTAAAGAAGATGATGTTAAGTTTAGCGAGGAAGAACCTAAAGATGGTGATTTTTACATTGCTGTCGATTTGGCAGGATTTGCAGATGTACAGAAAGTTACGACTAAAACCAAAAGACTTGACCAGACGGCAATTGCTGTGGTTAAAGCGGGTGTGGACGGGTGGTGGGTTGCTAATATTATACATGGCCGTTGGGGTGTCGAAGAGACCGCAAGACGCATATTTGAAGCAGTCAGAGACTACAAGCCCCTCGCAGTCGGAATTGAAAAAGGAGCCTTAAAGAACGCTGTGTATCCTTATCTGAGCGATCAGATGAAGAAGAACCAACGATTCTTTCGCGTAGAGGAGCTTACCCACGGCAACAAGAAGAAGATAGATCGTGTTGTGTGGGCATTGCAGGGGCGCTTTGAGCATGGTAACATCACATTAAACAAGGGCAAGTGGAACACAGAGTTCCTTGATGAGCTATTCCAGTTCCCTAACCCACTAGTCCACGATGACTTGATAGACTCCTTGGCGTACATAGATCAACTTGCAAAGGTTGCCTACGCTTTCGACTATGAAGAAGAAGACTACGAATTCCTCGACAAATACGCAGGCTACTAACTATGATTGAAGATAAAGAAAACTACGCGAGAGAGCAGCACCTAGAAGATTGGGTAATAAATAAGTGCGATGGGTGGAGAGATCACTACGTAGCCAACTACTCCGACAAGTTTGAAGAGTACTACAGACTCTGGCGCGGCCAGTGGTCTTCGGAAGACAGGACAAGAACCACTGAGCGATCACAGATTATCTCCCCTGCACTACAGCAGGCTGTTGAGTCATCTGTAGCTGAGTTGGAAGAAGCTACCTTCGGCCGTGGTAAGTTCTTTGACATTAAAGACGATGTTATGGATCAGAACCCCGAAGACGTTGCTATGCTGCGTCAGCACCTTGACGAAGACTTTAAGAAGAACAAGGTACGCAAAGGCGTGGCTGAGTGTCTAATCAACGCTGCTGTATTCGGTACAGGCATTGCTGAGATTGTTTTAGAGGAAGTTAAGGAAATGCAACCTGCTACTCAGCCTGTTATGGGTGGAGAGATGCAAGCTGTAGGTGTCAACATAATTGACCGCACTGTCGTTAAGCTTCGACCTGTAATGCCCCAGAACTTCCTTATCGACCCTGTAGCCACTGACATTGAGTCAGCTTTGGGTTGTGCTGTAGATGAGTTTGTACCTTCACACTCCGTAGAACAACTACAGGAAAGCGGTGTATACCGTACTGTGGAGATTGGTCTAGCTACTCCAGACTTTGATATAGAGCCAGATCAAGACCTGTCACGCTACGATGATGACAAGATCAGACTGACTAAGTACTATGGCCTTGTGCCGCGCCACTTGCTTACTCAAGCAATGGAAGAGGAAGAAGCAGAAGACGAAGAAGTTATTGAGTTTGCTGAAGTACAGGAAGAAGAAGAGACTTACTACGTAGAAGCTATTGTTGTTATAGCCAACGGTGGTACTCTCCTCAAAGCAGCAGCTAACCCCTACATGATGCAGGATCGCCCAGTAGTGTCATTCCCGTGGGACGTTGTGCCTAGCAGATTCTGGGGCAGAGGCGTATGTGAGAAAGGCTATAACTCACAGAAGGCGTTAGACGCAGAACTACGCGCTAGGATAGACGCTCTTGCCCTCACCATACATCCTATGATGGCTATGGATGCGTCACGTATGCCTAGAGGGGCTAAACCTTCTATACAGCCGGGAAAAACTATTTTAACTAACGGTAACCCTTCTGAAATCCTACAGCCATTTAACTTTGGACAAGTCAGTCAGATTACCTTTGCTCAAGCACAGGCTCTACAGACAATGGTACAGACAGCTACAGGTGCTATTGACTCTGCGGGTATTGCAGGCTCAGTAAATGGTGAGTCTACTGCCGCAGGTGTCTCTATGTCTCTAGGTGCTATCATTAAGCGTCATAAGCGTACATTGATTAACTTCCAAGAGTCGTTCCTTATCCCGTTTGTTACTAAGTCAGCTTGGCGCTACATGCAGTTTGAGCCTGAGATGTACCCAGTAGCTGACTACAAGTTCCATACCTCTAGCTCACTAGGTATTATTGCCCGTGAGTACGAAGTTACACAGCTAGTACAGCTTCTACAAACCATGTCTCCAGATACTCCTATGTATCCCAAGCTAGTGATGTCCATCATTGACAACATGAACCTATCTAACCGTGAAGAGCTTATCGCTACACTAGAGCAAGCGAACGCGCCTAATCCTGAAGCTGAACAAGCGCAACAGCAAGCACAGCAAGCAGCACAACAAGCTGAAATGGAGTTTAAAGCTGCTCAGTCTGCTGCACTTAACGGTCAGGCACAAGAGTCTGC